CTGGATCTATTTAATAACAATCCATATTCGGACTTACCGGGTTGGCACTTTAAGTTTATAATCATCGCGAATATGCTGCTTAACGGTCAATCTTTTGTTGAAATTGTACGTGATAAAAATGATTTTCCCGTAGGCTTCTATTTCTTACATAATGATTTAGTAGGAGTTGAGGAAAAAGACGGCGAAATTATTTACAACGTAAGCGAAGATGTGGAAGGTAATGCCGTTAAGATAACAGGTGATGATATATTACATTTCAGATATATCACGTTAGATGGTTATGTAGGGTACAGTCCGTTGTATGCACTAGCACATGAGATTGGTATTTCTCAAGGTTCTAAGAGCTTCCTGCGTAACTTCTTCGATAATGGTGGGACTTCGACATCAGTATTGAAGTATAGAAAAGGGCAAATCAATGCTGAACAGTTAAGAGATTTGAAAAAGAATTTCTCAGAAAGCCAATTAAAAAACAATGGTGGCTTAGTTGCTATCGACGATACAATGGAATTCAGCAGGTTGCAAATTCCTACCGAAGTATTGAACTTCTTAAATAGTTATAAGTTCAGTACATCTCAAGTTGCTAAAGCGTTCGGTTTGCCGGTATCTAAACTAGGTATTGAAACAGTCAATACATCTATCACACAAGCAAACTTAGAGTATTTGCAAAGTACATTAGATCCAATATTTAAAATGATGATTGCAGAACTCGAAACAAAAATATTTAAGTTTATTGATTCGAGTTACGAATTAGAGTTTGATTCATCACGTCTCATCGACATTGATCCAGAGCTACAATTACAACGTATTACCGAATTGCATAGTAAAGGAATTATTTCAACAGACGAAGCAAGAAGTGTATTTGGTTATCGACCTATTGAACATGGTGAACAACCATTGGTTGACCTTAATAGAGCGCCACTTAACACTTTAGAAAATTATCAAAAATCGAAAATTGACAAAGAAGTCGAAAAGAACTCCATTAAAGGGGGTGATGAGTATGACGAACAGTAACGTTGACACTGGACAACAAGACATGGTTGTCGAAGGTTACGCCATTATCTTTAATTCAATGAGTGATGATTTGGGTGGGTTCAGAGAAATAGTATCGCCTAACGCCTTAGACGGTGTAGATGTATCAGACGTGAAGTGTTTAATTAATCACGACTTCAGTTATGTTATAGGTCGAACACAAGCAGGAACGCTTGAGTTACAAGTGGACGAAAAGGGATTGTACTTTAAATGCCATTTACCTAACACATCGTACGCCAGAGATATTTACGAAAATATTAAAGCAGGCAATGTGAACCAGTGTAGTTTCTTCTACACATTACCACCTAATGATTCAACAGCTCGCACATGGCAAAACATTGATAATGAGTACGTTCAAACCATAAATAAAATCGATGAACTTATTGAAGTCAGCATTGTTACAGTGCCAGCCTACAAAGATACATCGGTTGAAGTCGGTCAACGTGCAAGAGATTTGAAGAAATTCAAACAGTTGGAACAAATGAAGATAGAATTGGATTTAGAAAGCCTACGTTTTGAAACGTAAGGCTATTTTTATACCCAAATTTAATAAGGAGGCTTACACATGGCTAATTTAGATGAGCGCAAAAAAGAAATCGCCAATTTGATTTCTAAAGCGCAAGAAGCAGTCGAAAAGGGAGACCTTGAAACTGCACGTAATTTAAAAGCTGATATTGATGCTCAGAAAAAAGAATATGAAGAACTTGAGCAGCTTTCACAAGAAATTGAAGCATCAGCACCTAAGCAAGAAGAAACGCCACCCAAAGACGAGGGTGCAGAAGAAGTAGACAACAAGACTGAACAACCGAAAGAAGATAGACCCGCAGAAGAAAAAGAAGAAACTGCGGTTGATGATGCTAAAGGCGAAGAAAAAGAAGAAACGGCTGAATCAAAGGACGATAAACCGTCGTCTGATGATAAAGCAAAAGAAGAAGCACCAACTATCGAGAAAGTAGAAGAACCTACTGAAGAAGAATTAGAAGAAGAAAAAGACAAAAAGAAAAAAGAAGGAGCGAAACGTTCTATGGCAAAATTAAATCAAAACCAAGAAACTAATGAGGAAATCTTAGGTTTCGAACAATACATGAAATCTAAAGGGGCAAAACGAGATAATGTTAAATCTGATGATGCAGGCGTAACAATTCCTCATGACATTAAATACATTCCAGAAAAAGAAGTTAACACAGTACAAGACTTATCACAGTTAGTACAAAAAGAAAAGGTTAATGGACCTAGTGGAGAGTACCCAATTTTGAAACGTGCTAATGCTAAATTCAGTACGGTTGCAGAATTAGAAGCAAACCCAGAGTTAGCTAAACCAGAATTCAAATCAATCGAATGGAAAGTACAAACTTATCGTGGGTCTATTCCAATTTCACAAGAAGCATTAGACGATTCAGTTGCTAACTTAACAGCTATTGTTTATGAAAATATCAACGAGCAAAAAATCAATACATTAAATGAAAGAATTGGTACTGTATTAAAATCTTTCAATCCAACAACAGTTTCAAATGTTGATGACTTAAAATCAATAATCAACGTCAAATTAGACCCAGGCTACGACCGTCAAATCATCTGTACTCAAAGTTTCTATCAAAAATTAGATACTTTGAAAGATGGTAACGGTCGTTTTTTATTACAAGATAGCATTATTAATACAGCTGGTAATACTGTGTTAGGTATGAATGTAACAGTTGTTCGTGATGACTTACTTGGTGCTAATGGTGATGCAAAAGCATTTATTGGAGATATCAAACGTGGCGTATTCTTCGCAGACCGTACTGACGTATCAGTTCAATGGATTGAAAACCAAATCTACGGTAAATACTTAATGGGCGCTTTCCGTTTCGATGTTAAACAAGCTGATGAAAATGCTGGTTTCTTCGTGACATTTGAAGATGCAGCAGAACCTAGTGATGATTTAGGAGCATAAG